CCGACCCTGATAAACTCGTCCGCGGTCCTAGTGACCGGCAATGCAGTTTCATCGAACGCACTGACCGTGAGGCAGTTCGGCACGGGCAACGTGTTCAGCGCCCAGACGACCACCGGGTCCACGGCTTTATTTGTCAACGCGGCTGGTAATGTGGGTGTGGGGACGGGGAGTCCGGCATCGAATTTTCATATTTATGGTGCGTCGCCATATCTCGTCATCAGCGACTCGAGCGCCGCAGCCGACACCAAACACTGGTGGCAGTCGTATTCGGGTACAAATGCCGTATTCTACTGTGCAAACGACGCCAATAGTGCGTCAAGTCAATGGATGGTCGTGAATCGTTCAGGGTACACGCCCCAGTACATTTCGTGGTTGACCGGGGGCGCTGAACGTATGCGAATTGATTCGAGTGGGCGTCTGGGTATCGGGACGGCGAGTCCTGGAAACGCGTTCCAGGTCGGCGCCGCTGTAGACATTATTTACGCCAACAATCCTCTTTCACAGAGTAATGTAATAATATTCGGCAACTCGCCTTTCAAGCCGAGTTATACAGGAACTGGTGGAGGCGGCACGCTCTTCATCAATTCGACCAATGCCAACGCGTCAAACGTCGGGGCATCTATAGCACTTGGTGGCCGTGGCTATGACTTCGGTGGCGGACAGCAGCACATGACTCTCGCGCGTATACAGGGAGTATATACCGCAGGATCGGCATACAACGGGGATTTCGTCATGGAAACTATGTATAGCGGAAGCCTCTATGAACGTATGCGGATCACCAATACGGGACTCGTCGGCATCGGTACTACGAATCCTGGGTACATTCTCGAAATATCTAATTCCACTTCATCAACGAGCACGAGCTTCTTGGCCCTGTCGAATCCTTATGTGTTCGGATTCAACACGGGCCTGAATATCGGCTCAAGTATAGTCTATTCGAGTCGCTGGCAAGGTGACGGCGGTTCGGGGGTCGTCGAAATGTGCAAGATCGACGGGCGTAAAGAAAATTCTGCAAACTATGGTGACTCGTACCTGGCGTTTCAGACGCGGTACGAAACCGATCGTAATAATGGTGGGGCGGGGACGCTCACGGAGAAAATGCGGCTCACTTCAGCTGGGCGACTCGGCATCGGGACGACGAACCCAAGCTCGAACGTGGCTGTGGATACAGTAGGAATCGTGCGTGGAACCAAGGGTGTAGCCACGAATTGTGGAAGCGTGGCGAATTTGGGAACTGGTGGTACTGTAATTCACACCTTTTCGCCATCCCCAGGTGGTGGACACGCTCTACTCACGGTTTCAGGGCCCGGGTCCCAACCCACACCCTATCTTTTTGGTTTTGTAAGATGGGTAGGAAATTTAGGTCAAGCAAGCCTGACTGTTATATCAAATAGCGGTATTACAGCAACTATCGACGTTAATAATACTCAAATTACGCTGGCAACGACGTCGGGTACTTTATCACGTGTAGTCTGGAATATAACATATTTACCAACTCCAAATTATCTAGGTGATTACTTTTTCTAAGCCGCTTAAATTCCCAACCTAAAATAGGAGAGGAGAATGAACGGAGTTCATTCGACCGCGACCCAGCGCTTGCTCTTCGCAGACTCCAAGAACCGTGACGTCCAACTGTACCCATCAGGAAACAGCTACGTCCTCCACCTGACCACGCCGATAAAGGACATTGAGCGTGTCGACCTGGTCAGTGCGCGCGTCCCCAACACCATGTACAATTTGACACAGGGGTCCAACGTAATCAGCATCAACTCCTCCAACGTTTCTATAAATCCAGGCTTTTACAGCGTGTACGGGTTGGCTCAGGCCCTTACCACCACTTCCCCGACCCTCGAGTACTTGCCAGACGAAGGCCATTTCCTCTTTTCATCAGCAGCCTCCTTTACTGTGTTCATACACTCGGCCGAACTCTCCAAGATGCTCGGCCTTTCCCGGGGCACGACGCACACGTCAGCCCTGGCCGGCCCGACCGACCCGTCCTACGCGACCAAGTACATCCTCAGGTCCAGTACCCTCGTTGATATGTCTCTCAACGAATACATCTTCCTGGACATCGACGAGCTCCGGACCCCAAGCCACGTGGACACGGGCGCCATCACCGGCTCGAACGGCACCATCACTGGCTCTAACGCGAACCGCAACTTCGCGCCGGTCATAATGGACGTGGGATCGGCCTGTATCAAGAACTTCCACGAGAATAAGGACTATTGCGTGTCAGTGACGTACCCAGAGCCGATCAACGTCCTACAGAGGCTGACGGTCCGGTGGGTCGACAAGGCGGGCGCGCCCGTGAACTTTAGGGGCTGGGAAACCAACGCATTCGTGCTCAGACTTCACATTCGGGATCGCGAATCTGAAGAGGAGCAGGAGGACCTGAAGGACATGAGCCGACGACTTGGGGAACTGGAAATCAAGCGCATGCTTGATGAGCAGGCCAAGCCGCCGCCACCGCCCCCGCCGCCCAAAAAGACGCCGTTCGGCAAGTGGACTATCCTCGTGGTGCTCGCGTTGCTCGCCTTGGGTTTCTGGGGTTACAAGACGTTCATACGGCCGAACCCTGTGCAGGACCTTTACGCAGCGTAAACAGGCTTATCTGGTTACGGCGTAGACTGCCGTAGGCTTCTGGATGGTCACGTTACGGGCGGCGAACTTGATCAGCATGAAGCCCAGGACGGCCAGGAGGGTCGTCAGGAGGGCCGTGATCAGGAAGAACGAGCCGGTGTTCTTGGGGACCTGGATGAGCATGCTGACCCAGAAGCGGACCAGGTCCAGGATGGACAGGCTGGCCGTGAAGAACAGGGAACCGACGATCGCGTTCAGGGCGAAGGACTCAACCTCGACAGCTGCGGAGACAAGGGTGCTGGCCATTTTATACTAGGGGCGGGGAAAAAAGTTGAATGGGGCCGGCCCAGCCGGCCCCGTCCAAGGACCCTGGACTCCATGAATTCCACGGACTGGTGCGAAGCACGGCTCGGTGAAATCCATGAAACTCTCTGGAAGCGAGGGTCCTTCAGCTCCGTGAAATCCATGACCGGCTGCGCCGTCTTTCAGACGCCTAGAGGCCCTTTCTCGCCACCATCACGCCACCGGTCACCGCGCCGATGATGCCGAGCGCCGTCGTCAGTAGAACCAGCTTCTCACGCCAGTCCTGGGCACACTCGCACGGGCGGCTCTCGATGTCCCACAGGAAGCTCACGAGCGCTGCGAATGCGAGCAGGCCTGCGACGCCGAGGAGGCCCGCGAACGGCATCAGGTACTTGCCGTCCTTGATCACGACGAACAGCAGAGGTGCAGCCAGAGCGAACACGTACCAGTACTTCAGGTACTGACGGCGCCAATCGGCACCGCACTGGCACCCCTTGCGCTCGAGGCTGAGGATCCACGAGAGGGCGATGGCGTTGAGCACGAGTCCTGGGGTAACAACGGCAAGAGAGTCCATTATATTAGGGGCGTCGAAAAATTTTCCAGACGCCTCTAGAGATCCATGAACTGGTGCGAAGCACGGCTCCATGGATCTCTAGGGGTCTCACGGGTCTCCATTCGAGGGCCCTTCGGGCCCTCAATTGCTTTCATTCCTCCTCGAAGTCACTCTCGTCCGGGATGGCCGACCATCTGACCCGGTCGAACATCGGTTCGTCCTCCTCATCCTCCTCAGAATCTAAAATTTTAAAAATTTTAAATTCTGTTTTTGAAAATGGAACGGGGTCCTTGATCGGCACCCACGGCGCGCAGTCGTGGGGGTCCCAGGGCTCAGGCCCCTCCATATGATTTTCGGGGGTAATCATTCGACCGTTTGGAACGCGACCCTCCGATGCTCGGCCTCGTCGCTCCCCATATTTGACCTGGTCCTGAACCTCTCTTCACGTGTCATCGTCTTGAGGTGGCCCCGAATCGCGGACTTCATCTGTTTGTACACGTCCGAGGCCAGAAATATATTGATTTGGGTCAATTTCATATTTGTGAAAACGTAATTATTCGCGAGCCAGGCCCGCCACTCTGCGAACCGCGGCCACCGCGCCTGAAGCACGGGGTTGACCTGCGTGACCATGACCTTGTGCCAGAACTCGATCACGAACTCCGATACCCTTGTGCACATCAACGACCCGTCTGACACATAGAAAACTTCATTCACCTTGACGTTCGGCACGACTGCAAACTTGTTCCGGTCATTGAGGAACCTAAACACGAAACTCGTCACGTGACAGAACCGTATGTTTCCATCGAGAGCCTCGACGAGTCCCGTGAGGTCCAGAGTCTCGATGTTGGGCGCCGTCCCTGAGCGCCGGCGCTCGTACACGTACTCAGTCGCCGAGCCGTCACATGGGTTCTTGCGTGCCAGATGCCTATCGAGATGCTCTTTAGCCTTCGATAGGTACTTGGCATGCGTGAAGACCTTCTGACACTTCGGACAATTGATCGTTGCCATCCTTGTCAGTCACCAACATAAAAAATTTCCCCTGAGGGCCCGGGGACCCCCCCTCCCCAACGTTCCTGGGTAAAAACTTTAGGGCGGGGCCGTCCTCGAGGTGGTGACGGCACCGGACCGACGGAGGGCACGGACGGTCTTGGCACCAGTCAACCTCGCATTTCATATCTATTATTCCCTGGTCTATTTTTTTTAACTTTCCCCGATCGGGAAGAGGAGTATTATTCTATTTTCCAAATCAGTCTGAAAAAAAACAGAATTTTAGAAAAGTTTATTGTTTGTGGAGGGTGAGTGGTCCGGTTTGCAAAACACTCCTCTTCCCCTTTGGGGAAAATCACACAGCCAGCGCCGCCTTCTCCACGGCACCTTTGAGTATGCGCTCGGCGGGCGTCTCGGGCTCCCACGCGTCCCACGTGTCCGCACACTCGTTGACCAGGCGAAGTTTCTCGTCGGGCCCTTCGTAGCGGGACCATGTGGGCTCCTCGGACTCCTCCTCATCCTCGTCCTCGTCCTCGTCCTCTCCCGAATCACTCTCTTCATAAATCTCAGGAAAGAAAGAACCAATCTGTTTACCCACGACGTGGCGGGCTGCAAACTTCAGCCCGAGGCACACGTCCTGGGCGAGCACACAGTCCCGCCCGCACGCCTTGGCGTAGTGACCCGCGATGACCATGGCAGACTCGAGCACGGGCAGGAACACGTCATCCATTGCTCTTAAGAAATAAAAGAACTTTGGCCAGTTTCATCCATGTTATCGAAGAGGACGCGAGCCGACTTGAAGCCCGTGACCTCGAGGAACTGGTAGTACCGTGCCCATATGGACACCACGCGGCTCTGGGCACTGGGCGCCATGAAAAAATCAAAGTACTGATGTTTGATCCGGCCAAAGTTGACGGCGCCCGAGGGTCTGGGAGACTCGGGGTCCAGTGAGAACGAGTACATGTAGAAGGGCCGGCTGGGCACACGGGTATGATTCTCTATGAATTGGGCCGTCCCTAGGAACAGGTAGGTCCCTATGACGGGGTCGAGGCGCTGAGCCTCGTTGAAATACATGCCCATCGACTGGAGCTGGTTGAGGTTGGAGAGGCCCGAGACGTTCGATGAGTCGAGATAGTAATCGAATCCATTGGCCCCCTGATTCTGGATGGTGAAAAAGAGCTCCTTGACGGGGTGGAGGAAGTTTGTGGCGCACCGGACGTTGGAGGTGCCGGCCGGTGCGATGAAGCGGGCCCGTTCCACATTCTCGGCGAGGTAGATGGTGGGGCCGCGCTTGCTTATGAACTCGCGCTCAGCCTGACCCAGGAACACGTACTCGGTGAGGAGCCTGAAAGTGAGGGGGATGTGCACGTCGCCCGATGGGCTGAAGAACGACGGGATGCGCAGGATGACGCGGCACTTGAGGCCGGGGACGCACGGGAGGCCGTGCTCCAGGCATGAGAAGCGCAGGGGGACGGTGTACCGGCTAAGGGGTGCGTTCGTGCCGGTCAGAAGGGTCCCGCCTATGAGATTCGTGAGGCCGCCCTGTTGGCCCGCGGGCACCTCAACTTCATTGATGAGAGTGATGTATTCACCCCAGAGACGCTCTATGAGTTGCGAGCCCGTGTAGAGCTCCACACGTTCGATCATGAGGGCACCGGCAGAGTCGTAGAAGGAGGTGCCGGGGGGTGCGGCAATGTCAAAGCGCGCGTACATGGCCGTGATGAGGTCGCCGTTCAGGGGCAGATCGACGGTCACGTCAGAGCCAAAGGCGGGCGGGCTCTCAAACTGAACATCGATGACACGAGTCGCAAAGAGACCCTGGGCCCTGTATTCCTCTTTGAAATATGTAATGTCCGGCTGGCCCGAAAGGACGACGTCGTTGCGGCCGAGCTGAGCAAGAACCTGGCGGCCGGCCATTCCCTACCTTTTGGGTCTAAAAAAATGAGGGGGCGAGGCCGCGTAGCGACCTCCATAAATCCAATAGAGTTCCACAACGTGAAATTTATTCATTTTATGGACCTCCCTGTACAAAGGGACCCACGGGTCCCTTTGGCCCCTTACTCATACATCAGCCCGGCCAGCCCGTCCGACACCCGAAGTATATTATATGAAGAGGCCAGAACCCTAAGTTGTTTAGTGGCCAGTGACGTGGTTCCCGGGAGGAAAACTTGAAATTTCTTTTGATTGATGCGGCTCATGTTGATTGAACCCGACGGGTGGGGGTCCTGGGGCCTACGGGCAAAGGGCACGAGGTAAACGACCCGGTCCGGTTGGCGCGTGTGACGCTCGAGGGGCGCGATCAAGTTCATAAAGTGAAAGTCAGAAGTACCCTGGTCCAAGAAATCTTCACCGTTGAAGGTCATACTGAGACCTATACCCTGGTCCCGTACGTACGAGTATGGCGGGGCGGCCGAGTCCTGTATGACGAACGCAATCTCACGGACCGGGCCTTGAAACTCGAGGTCGACGACCGTGCTCTCCCCGAGGTTATAACTCTTGTATTGTGTCTGTCGGATTATATAATCGAGCACGTGGCTGTTCATCCAGTTGACCTCTGGGTTGGACAAGTAGGCGTACTCGACGATCACGGACGCGTCGATGGTCTGTTGGGTCACCTGACTCGAAGTCAAGATCAGGGACTTGAAGTCCCGAAATTTAAAGTAAATTTCCATGTCCTGACGGGCCAGCGAGCACACGGGCACGGAGAGTTCAGAATTTCCATAAAAGAAAAAGGGTAAATTGACGTAGTAGGTTCGGTCCTGTGTGGACTGCGTCGTGTCGAGCTTACCGGTCAGGAGCTTGAGGCCCGGCTGGTTCTCTTGTGGGACCGTGAGATCGTTATAGATCTCGATAGCCTCGCCTGTCAGGGTCTGTATGAGTTGGCCACCGATACGGAGCTCGGCGCTCTCTATCATGTACGTGCCGACAGAGTCCACGTATTCGAATGTGTTTGGAGTCGGGGCGGTGACACCCACCACTGTGACGAACGCATTGGCTGTGACGTTAGAGGCTCCACCGGGGCTGACGGTGGTCACGTCCATGAAAAAGACGTTGGACGTGTCGTTACACTGGGCGATCACGTCGATGGTATACGGGCCTATCGTGCCGATGCTCAGAGGGCTCGAGACTTGGTACACGGGTGTGGCTGGGCGCGCGTCGCTCGTGGATTGGAAGATGGCCAGGTTGGTGACGTATGCGTTGGCCGTCTCAAAATATGCCTGAAACTTGTACGCACCAACATTTGAGAACTGGATGTTCCCACCGGGTGTGACTGACACGTGACGCGAGGTGCCTCTCGGAGAAAAAGTTTGTGAAAAATTCAATTGAGTAGCCAAGGGGGTGGTGGACTGCCCCACGGTCGACAAAACATTCCCCAAGAAAAGCAGACCGTTCTTTTTAAAACTGTTTGGCTGGGTGGTGGTCCCGGTCGGCACGCCAATCTGCTCGACGACGAACCACGTGGCGCCGGGTGCGAGGGTCGCGGGTGTGTCGGTCTCCACGCTTATGCGGTACTGATCGGTCTGACTCGTGATGTGGACGGGCAAGGTGAAGTTGATGGTCGGGCTGCGCGACTGAGTGGTGTTCCACGTGATGACGTTGGCGACCGTGGCGTTGCTGAGCGTCACGGAAAAGACGTTGGAGCCGGTCGTCGATAGGGTCCCACGGATATTGTAGATGCCTGTCGTGAGGAACGTAAAGGCGTTGCTGGCTGGCAAGGGGGCGAGTTGAGGGAAGAAACCAGACTGGGACCAGTTGAGGCCCAGGTTCACAGTCTTGTTGACGAGCGTCTGATTCGAAGCCAGTGACCAGTATTGGTTGACGTCGGTCACCTGGATCTCCGTGCCGAGCGTGCCGTCACCTATGGTCAGGGGGATGGCCCCCGGCGTCTCGACGTCCATGTAGTAGTACTGATTGATGTTGGTGACTGTGACGGGCAGGATGGCGAGAGGGGTCAAAGGCATGGCCATGACGAGCCACGAGTAGACGTAGTCGTTCCAGGCCCATTGACCGGGGCCGGGTGTTCCCGCGACCCACGTGCCAGCCGGGTGACCGTCCTGACCCCAGTGCCCTATGCCTATGCGCGAGACGGGCTCGGAGACGTTAAGGGTGACGGCGATGATGTACGTGCCGACCGCGCCAAACTTGAAGCACCCCCCGGGTGTGAAAGAAATGATGGGGGTGTTGCCTAGTGGGATAGGCCAAAGGCTCAGGTTCACAAATTGAGCAAAGTAGCCGGGCGATGTGGGGGTGACGGACGTGAGGGTCACGGCGCTCGCGACGTTCGTGACGAGGGAATCCGTGAGATTTTGGGACGTGGCGACCGATGTGGGGATCCAGCCCGACTGAGCCCACGTGAAATCGGCCGACGAGCCATGGGGTGATCCAGGGCTCACGTCCCACTGGAGCGTGTTGGACGTGGGTTGACTCGTGAAATTGTGTGGATCCAGGCCCCAAAAGACGCCTATGGTCGTGGCGTCCGCGACATTCAAGGTGACGCTCGAACAATTGAAAACGAATTTAGACGTGGTGGTGCTGTAGCTGACAAAGGGGTCGAGGGGCGACGTGCTGAGCCAGCCGGTCGGGCCGAGGGCCGTGGAGATAGAGTACGTGTCGAGCACGCCGATATTCACCTGGAGGGCGGTGGCTAGGTTACCATTCACGAAAAGAAATGGGATGGGTCTCTGGAGGTTGATGGAGATGGGCCACGAGAAATCGGTCGAGGTCGGGGCGAGGGCGGGAAGGGTGACGGCCAGGGTCGCCCCTCGAACGAGGTCTCCTTTGTATGGGATGCGACAGACGGATTGAGCACCCCATTGAATCTGCTGGCCCTGAAAAGGGATGTTGAACGCTTGCAGACTGAAGGGGGTGTGGCGTCTGTAGACGGCCGTGAAGTATGAGACGGCCGGGACGCCCGTGAGGTACGCGTCTTGTTGTCCGATGGCCGCGAGCTGTACAGCCCCTGCGGACATCTCTAGTAATTGCGGAGCAATTATTTCCCTGAAGGCTCACACACGTCCGAGGATCACGACCGAGGGCCTTCGGCCGCGCTCCTTCACCCCCCTGAATTTCACAGATACTCTCAGGAATGAATATCCAACTGAAAAAGTTTGATCCGAGCAAAATGGCCGACGACAAGGTTTGTGTATTCATCGGCAAGCGTGGCACGGGCAAGTCGACGCTCGTGACGGACGTTCTGTGGCACAAGCGCGGGATCCCGTCAGGCATCGCCATGTCAGGCACGGAGGAGGGCAATGGCCACTACAAGCAGTTCATACCCGACCTTTTCGTATATGGCGACTATAACCGTGACGCCATCGAAAAGATCATAGAGCGTCAAAAGAGGAACGTGGCGGCCGGAAAGGCCACGCCCGTCTTCATACTCATGGACGACTGCATGTACGATCGGTCGTTCATGCGCGACACGGTGATCCGCCAGCTCTTTATGAATGGGCGCCACTGGAAGATATTCTTCATGATGACGACCCAGTACTGCATGGACATGACGCCTATGATTCGGACGAACGTGGACTATGTCTTTGTTCTACGTGACAACGTACGTCAGAA